AAACGTAGTAAGAGAGTTCTTAATTGCAGGAGAAGGAAGAAAGTTAATCGATAATGACTATACTTCTCTAGAACCTCACTGCTTTGCTTCTGTAGCAGGTGATATTAATCTTCAAGAGATTTTTAACAACGGATGGGATTTCTATTCTACTGTTGCTATTAGAACTGAGAAGCTTGATCAAGATAAAGTAAAATATCCAGACGGTGTTTCACCTGATACTAAATCTCCTATCTTCTTAAAGAAATTAGATCCAGTAAAAAGAAATCAAGCTAAGGCTTATTCATTAGGAATTGCCTACGGAATGGAAGCATATGCATTGGCAAAGACTCTAAACATATCTCAGAAAGAAGCTGATACTCTTGTAGCAGGTTACCTAGATGGTTTTCCTCAATTAAAAGAGTGGAGAGTTAACTCTAGAGAGCAAGTAAAAAGGCTAGGGTATATCCAAAATAAAGTAGGACGAATCAGACACTTACCAAAAGTGAAATTGATCTTTGAAAAGTTTGGAGATCAAGTATTGGATTGGAGATTTAGAAAGAGTCTTGAACAGCAGTACGGAAAAGATCCTGTAATGCAGATGTATAGAGATTATCGAAATGGATTAAACAACTGCTTGAACTACCAGTTACAGTCTTTAGCGGCAGCGGTTGTGAATAGAGCAGCAATTCAGATTAATAGAAAAGCAAAAGAGTTAGGAATAGACGGTAGAGTACAAGCTCAGATTCATGACCAGTTGATCATAAATGTAAGAGAAGATCAAGCAGAAATGTTTATGCCTTACGTTCAAGAGTTGATGGAATTAACAACACAACTACCGGGAGTAACTCTAAAGGCACCACCACAGATAGCAAATAACTTTGCAGAAGGTCATTAGAAGTTGTTTCCTTAGATATTTATTCATATATTATTAAAATAAGTTATTAACCAAATCAAGTTTATGTCACAAGAGTTATCAGCTAACAGCGACAGAGTTATTGTAAAGCCTGTTGAATCAGGAGAAGAAAGATTCGGAAGTATTATCATTCCGGATATGGGAAAAGAAAAACCAGAAATGGGTGAAGTAGTTTCCGTAGGTCCAGGACGCCAGTCTGAATTTGGACAATTTATTAGAGTAGAAGCCAGTGTAGGAGATGTGGTATTGATTCCTAAGATAGGAACAATCCGTATTGACTTTGAAGGTCAAGAATACTTTATACTTCCAGACAGAGAAATTTTAGCAACAATCAGAAAATCACAAGAGTAGTTATGTCAAAACAAATTAGTTTTTCAAAAGAAGCTAGAGAGAAATTACTATCAGGAGTAAACCAACTAGCAGACGCAGTAGTATGTACATTGGGACCGTCAGGTAGGAATGTATTTATTCAACAACAAGGAGGTAATCCAACCTCAACAAAGGATGGTGTAACAGTAGCCAAAGAAGTAGAATTGGAAGATCCAATTGAGAATACTGGAGCACAAGCTGTAAAACAAGTAGCAATCGAATCAGCTAGATTGGCTGGAGATGGTACTACAACAGCAACATTACTTGCAAGAGAAATTTATAGCCAAGGATTATCTGAGCTACAAAATGCAAATGCAGTAGAAGTAAAAAGAGGAATCGATATTGCCACTAAAGCAGTAGTCGAATACTTAAGAGAGAAGTACTCTAAAGAAGTTACAGAAGAAGAACAAATCAAACAAGTAGCAACAATCTCAGGTAATAATGACCCAGAAGTAGGAAATCTTATTGCAACAGCAATGGATAAAGTTGGTAGAGATGGATTAGTAACTATTGAAGAATCTAAAACAGGAGAGACTTATCTCGAAACTGTAGAGGGTATGCAATTCAACAGAGGATACAAGTCACCTTACTTCGTTACAGATAACAATACTATGACTTCAGTATTGAACAATCCTTTAATCCTTATCACAGATAAAAGAATCCAGCACGTAAAAGAGATGCTTCCTTTATTGGAATCAGTATCACAACAAAATAAAGACTTACTTATCATTGCAGATGATATTGACGGAGAGGCTTTATCGACATTGGTTGTAAATAAGATGAGAGGAATTCTTAGAGTAGTAGCAGTTAAAGCTCCTGAATTTGGAGATAAGAAGAAAGCTATGCTTGAAGACATTGCAGCTCTTACTGGGGGTACAGTTGTATCTGAGGAGAAAGGAATGAAGCTAGACAAATTCGATTTACAGTGGTTTGGTAATTCAAGAAAAGTAACAGTAGGTAAAGATGATACTACCATTGTAGATGGTAAAGGAACTGAAGAAGCTATTGCAGAGAGAATTGAGCAATTAAAAGAACAAATCGAGAATACAGTTTCACCTTACGAGATTGAAATCTTACAAGACAGATTAGCAAAACTTATCGGAGGAGTAGCTATGATTCATGTTGGAGGTCATACAGAGGTTGAAATGAGAGAGAAAAAAGATAGAGTAGATGATGCTCTTCATGCAACTAAAGCAGCTTTACAAGAAGGTATTTTACCTGGAGGAGGAATTGCTTTACTAAATGCTTCTTTCCACTTAACAGAGCATCCATTAGTAGCTCAACATCCAGATCAAGAAAAAGGATTTGACATTATAATCAAAGCACTTCAGAAGCCATTCAAACAGATCTTAGCAAATGCAGGAGAGACTTCAGAAGTAATTGAAGAGAGAGTAAACTACATCTTTGACAATCACAAATGGATTGGATTTAATCCAAGAACAGGGGAGTATGTTGATATGTTAGAGGAAGGTATTATTGATCCAACTAAAGTAACAAGACTAGCTTTAGAGAATGCAGCATCAGTTGCAGGAACAATGTTAATCACAGAGTGTGTTATCACAAGTATAAAACCAAAAGATGAACAAGGAGCAGGAATCGATCCTTCTCAGTTCATGTAATATTAATTAAAAAGAAAAAAAGATGAACAAGCAAGAATTATTCGAACAAATCGATGAATTGTATCAAAGTTTTGTAGCAAGCCATAACGGAACTACTAAAAAATCGCAAGCACAAGCAAGAAAGTCTATCGGAGAGGTTAAGAAATTAATCACAGATTATAGAAAAGCTTCAACAGCAGAGAGCAAGTAAGCAAGGACCGAGAGGGGAGGGGGCGTCAAAACCTCCTCACCGAAGGTGTCACGCGCAAATTTAACAAATAAACAAACATATGACAATTTTAACATCAATTATTTTAGTGTTAGTTATAGTAGCAGGAACAGCATTCCTTGCATACTATATGCAAAGAGGAACAAAGCCCTTAAAAGAATTTAAAATGGACTTTGACAACAACAAAGAAGCTCAAGAGTTAGTAGAGTTATCTAAAGAATTGTACAATAAAGACTTACGTCCTATTGTAGCAAAGAAAGCACCTAAGAAAGACAAAGTAACAGAGCAGGTAGAGTCTATGAAAAAAGTAGTAGAAGCACACGATACTTTGGTAGAAGAGATTAACAAAATATCTCCAGAAGTAACAGCAGTAGTAGAAGCAGCAAAGCCAAAGAAAAAAAGAAAGTACTACCCTAAGAAAAAATAATACGTAAAGTGTATGTCAGACTCAATAAAAAAATATCAAGAGTTACTAGAAGAAGGTAGAACGTTTACCGTTACAGCACATCAGAGAAGTACTATGACCATCATAGAGATACTTCGTGCTTCCGATTGTGCCGGTAATATGAAAACACTTCTAGAGAAAGCAACAGACATATGCAAAAAAAGTCCGAACCTTACCCCGGCCACTGTATTTCAAATTGCAGGTGATGAGGTAAAGGTAGACGAGTTATGTGGTAAAGAAAAACAAGAACAATGGAACAACAACCAAGAATGAATCTATCGATTGATCAAACACTTCCGGTAGAGTGCGAAAAATGTAACCATACATTTTTTGAAGAAGCTCTTCACATTAGAAAGGCAAGTGGAATCCTTACAGGAACAGGTCAAACAACCTACATGCCTATTCCGGTATTTGCGTGCAAGGCCTGCGGCCATGTCAATACTGAGTTCCTTCCAAAGGAATTAAAGCACATGAATATAGGAGAGTAAGAGAGACTTTACTTAAACATCAAAGAGGCCTTGTGCCTCTTTTTTTTGTGCTATTTATTAGAAATTAAACCAGTTACTATGAAAAATTTGTTATTACCAATTAGTTACATCTTAACTAAACTAAATAATTATTTTATGGGATTTTTCAGTATCTTTAAAAAATCAAATGATTACAACGAGAAAGTTGTAATTGGATTCATGTCGTTCATGGTAATGGTAATTGCAATTGCAGTAGACCTTGTAACAGGTTACCTAGGTAAAGCGTTAGAATTAAACGAGTACATCTTTGATGCATTTATGTACATCACATTAGGTTCATTCCTTCCAGATGTATTAGAGAAGTTTGCAGCAATGAAAAACGGAAACAAATCAAATAACGAAGAATAAAAATTAGATTATGAGCTTAAAAAGTTTACAAGAAAAGATCGGAGTAGCTGCAGATGGAGCTTTCGGTCCTGGAACAATGAAAAAAGCAATGGAGTTTTACAAACTAACACCAGTTAGAGCGGCTCACTTCTTTGCTCAAACGTCACACGAATCAGGAGGATTTAAAGCATTCTCTGAAAACTTAAACTACTCAGCACAAGGACTTCAAGGTATCTTTGGAAAATACTTTCCAGGTAACTTAGAAGAGTCTTACGCTAGAAATCCAGAGAAGATTGCCAATAGAGTTTACGCATCTAGAATGGGTAACGGTGATGAAAAATCAGGAGATGGTTTCAAATTTAGAGGAAGAGGTGCTCTTCAATTAACTGGTAAAGAAAACTACGCAGCATTTGCTAAGTATTTAAACAAGCCAGAAATTATGACTAATCCAGACTTAGTAGCAACAACTTATTCATTTGAATCAGCAATGTTCTTCTTTGACAAAAATAAATTGTGGGAGATATGCGACAAAGGAATTAATGATGCAGCCATATTAGCTCTTACAAAAAGAATTAACGGGGGTACTCACGGATTAGCAGATCGTTCAGAGAAAACTAAAAAGTATTACGAATACGTTAAATAGGTAAATATAAGATGAAAACTTCACTATTAATTACATTATCATTGACAACAGCATTAGCATTTATTGGTACATATTTTATGCACCTAACAGCCGATAACATCGAGCAATTCCTAGCAGTAGGATTGGTTGTCTTTGCTGATGGCTTCTTTGGCATATGGGCCGGAGTTAAGAGAGAAGGATTTCAGACTTGTAAAGCATTAAGTGTATTAAAGACATTTGGTTTCTGGACAGTAATGCTGGCAGCCATCTTATCAATAGAAAAAGGATTTACTGGAACATCTTGGTTGAGTGAAACCATTATGGCTCCTTTCTTAGTGTTCCAGTTAGTCTCTATATTGAAAAATGCCTCAATGGTAGGTATAGTTAAAAACGAACTAGTAACACAAATACTAGACAGATTAGATAAACACAAAGGAGACAGAGATGTTACAAAATAAGCAAAACTTATTATTGGTTATAGTAATTGTATTAATAGGTTATAATATATTTACTACAAACAGTATTAGAACAGACGTTAAAGGATATGAAGCCAGAATAGATTCAGTCCAAACTAAAATTGATTCAGCACAAGTAATCAATAAACAAATCGATGTTAAGATCGATTCAGTAAAAGAAAATGTAATTTCTATTACAAAAGAAATACACCACATAGATAATACCATAACAATTGTAAAAAAACAAACAGATGAAAAAATTAATACTGTTGATAAGTTTTCTAATGCTGAGCTTGAATTCTTTTTCACAAACAGATACCACCAAGGTAACACTGCCAACTAAGGTAGTAAGACTAGCAGCAAAAGATTTAGTTCGCTATGATGGATGTAAGGTAGAATTAAAACTTACTCAAGATAAAGTAATTAAATTACAGGAAAGAGAAGTACAAAAAGATACTATCATCAACTTCTTAACTGTTAAAGATAAGAACAATCAGTTCATCATTGGACAGAAAGATGTTCAAATTGGAGAGTACAAAGGAATGACTGATGACTTAAAGAAAGAATTAAAAGGTCAAAGGAATAAAACATTCTGGTATAAAGTGTTAGCTTTTGTAAGCATATCCACAACACTATACTTCGCAAAATAAATTAAATAAGGCTTGTTTTTACAGGCCTTTTTTCTTATATTATAGTTATATAAAAATGTTATTATGAACGACAGAGAAGCGATCTTTACTATTGACGAGCCAAGTCAAAAGAAAGAACTAGTAAACCATCCAAACCATTACGGAGGAAAAGATAATCCCTACGAAGCCATAAAAGTTATTGAAGCCTGGAATTTAGGTTTCTGTTTAGGAAATACCGTTAAGTATATTGCCAGAGCTGGAAAGAAAGATGCTACAGTTCAAGAGCTTGAAAAAGCTTTATGGTACTTAGAAAGAGAAATCAAAAAACTAAAGGATGGTAAAAAAAACTCTTAAACAGGTAAGCCTGATAAGAGACTTCTGTAATCCAGTTATAGATTACAATATCAGCAAATCCATATCGTATAGTCAGACCTTAGCATAC